CCCGTCTATACTTCAAACGCTGGTTCAAAAGGCTGCCGCGGCACAAGTGCTATACTTCACACAAATCGGACTGGAAACCGTACTGACAGGCCAAGCCGGCCAGTCTTTTACGGTGGGAAAGGTTTCAGTATCGGGCGGCGCATTGTCCAGTACAACCACAAAGCCCGGCGCTCTGATGGTCAGCCCTTTCGCGCTTTCCTTGCTTGAACAAACTCCGTTGATGGAAAGAGGTGTGCATGTATGCTCAGACCGATTCCTCAATCCCTTTTGGGGGATTTAGCAATTATTAAGGTTTGCACGGGAATGGACGCGTGGCAAAAGCCCGTGTGGCAGGACTATGAGGTCTCCCGTGTGCATCTTCAAAACACCAACGAAGTGAAAAAAACAAAGGAAAACACCGAGGTCGTGCTGCGCTCTACGCTGTTCATTGACGCCAGGCTTTCAAGGCCCGCCCTGGATTATGATTCTCTGGCGGAACAGTCCCAAAAGGCCGGAAAGCCTCTCCGGTGCGAAGTATTTAACTCGCAGGGTCAGAAATACGGCGAATATGAAGTGCTGACGGTTGACCCGGTTCCCGATGTCCCCGCGACCCGCGTCCATCACGTAGAATTGGGGTTGGTGTAATGTCAGTTAAAATTACGCGAAACATGGCCGCCATTCAGGCAAAAATTAAGGCGGGAAATTCTATGATGATCCCGGCTGTTACAAAATCTGTCATTGAATACGGAAATGTTTTTGTTCTGGAAGATCAAGGCGAATTAATGAACAGCGCCTTGAGTGCCAGCAGGCCGCAGGACGGATTAGCTATTTGGGACACTCCTTACGCGAAACGGCGGTATTACACCGGAACCCCGTCAAAGGATAAGAATCAAAATGCCTCCCTCCAATGGGTTGAAAAAGGTGTAAACACCTACAAAAAGGAACTGGATCAAGTAGCGCAGAACGCCTTTTCGAAGGGAATGAGCAAAAAATGAGCGTATACGACGATGTTTTAACCGCAGTTATTGATCTTGCGGAGCAAACGGAGCTGTATTCAAAAATTGTGATAGGGCCTATGCCTCCTGAAAACGGTATTTCCATCGCGTGGGGATCCGGAAACTTAAATACCTTTCTTGACAAAAAGGC